CCCCTGTCATAGGCGGAGACATTTATCTGCGCACCGTCCTCTGCGAAAACAAACTTTGTTCCAGAGGAAACAAGATTTATCATTTTGCCGCTAAGAGAGTAAGTTCCGGCTTTCACACGGACGCTCTTCATACTTCCGTCCAAACAGTTCGCCCATGCAAGCAGGCTTTCATCAGAATCTACAACATGGTCAAACTGCAATGTCTTGTTCAGCTGTGAGGAAATATCAATGCCGCCCAGCTTTTCATCAAAACTCGCCTCAAGGTCTTTAATTGACTTTTGAAGCGCACTGTCAGCGGACTTTCTTTCCGATGTTTCAGTCTCCACAGACTGCTTCATAGCCCCATGTTCTTCTTCATTTTCTGCAACCAGAGCGTCAAAATCACCCTTGGAAGCGTAAATTTCCGGGCAGTACTCAATCGTAACATTCGACGCATTTCCCACTGCGACATCGACAATAACCTTGTGCTCCTGTCCGACAAGAGCCTCTTGGTTAATTGGATCGGGCGAATCGTCAGCAACGAAATACGCAACAAGGACATCAGCCTCGCTGTCAATCTTCGCATAAACCCCCAGCTCTTTTGCAGAAAAACTTTCTGTCAGACTTGAGTTGATGATTTTACCTGTAAGCGTGGCGCAGTTGTTTTTCACGCTGATTTGATACATTCCGATGTCAGCCTTTTTGCTTACAAGAGCAGTCCTTTCACAAAGAACCGCCTTGATTTCATCCTCTGATTTTGAAGCGTCAAAGCCATCGGGAACACCGTTTCCATACTCCATGCGTGTAAAGACAAACCGTTTTAAGTTGGTAGCTTTCGCTATCAGCTCCATGCCTTTTCTTGTTAAACTTGCATACTTGAACATTAAATTCCTCCTATTCCGCAACACTCAAACTTATATCTGTTTTAATTACATGGACTTTCATTCCTATATAATTATTTACAGCCACCTTTGCAGTCGGCACATAGAAATCCGCCTTCTGTTCTGAACCGCCGTCTTTCAAGCCCCTTGCACACAAGCCTACTGTATATCCTGTGCCAGCCTTTGACACTGTAAAAATACTGCCCAGCTTTTGGGATTTTCTTTTTACAATGTCAAGCGTATTGTAAAAACGCCTCTTGTTTTCCTGCGTGAAAGAAGCAAAGTCTTTTACCTCGACGGCAAATTCTCCGTTTTCATAGCTGTCTTTCTGGTTAAACCACTCTATCAGCTCCGCAGAGCCGTAAATATCCTCAAGAACAGTTTCAATCGCCTTCGGCGTGCCAATCCTTGACCATACCTCGATAAAGTGCTCAAGGTTTGAAACCTTGATTTCCCTTGTGTCCGATGTCTTGTACCATGGAATATAGAAGTCCTCTGCGAAAAGATCAAGCTCTCTTTCCGACATATCCTTGAACTTACCCCAGCGGCTCATAACGTCCATTCTTGAGGCAATCTTTTTGTAGAACTTCGTCTGCGCCGCCGCAATCGCCTTGACATCGGGATCACCCTGCATTAAGTCCGGCAAAAACTTCAAAAAGTCAATCTCTGAAACTTTCATATTCCCACCGCCTTAATAGTCAGACACGACTTCGTGAGTAACCGTAAGATTTCCCGAAAACCTTGCGACCTGCCGCCCTGTCAAGTCCAAATGCTCCGGCTTCACAAGCTCCACACGCACCGCACCTTTAAGCGTCTTTTCGCTCTCAAAGTTCGGATGAACGCACAACGCCTCCAGCTTGTCCGGGTTGATATGCTTGCCGATAGCAGAATCCTGCCACTCAAGATATTTCTGAATCGCACCGCCTGCGCCCTCTACCGTTTCCACGCACTGCAACTCTTCCGTATCGGTTGTGTAATATTTCAGCTCAATGTCATAGCTCACAATCTCCGGCGCATAAGCCGAAACCTCATCGCCCTGCGGTCTATGGTCTTTCGCCTTGCATTTGTCAAGCACTGACTGCAAGACTGTTTCTTCCGGCAAAATTCCTGCGGAATACTTGCCGTTTTTAATCGCTGCGCATTCAATATCACCCAAACAAAGAACAATTAAGTCGATGATGTTAGGAGCTTTGTCCGCCAAAACACGGACATCGCAAATCGTGCTGTTTGCGGATTTTGCCCAGTATGTATAGGTTGTTTCTGCACCAGCCGTTGAAACCGTAGCATACGCAAGTTTGATTCTTTCACGGAAAAGCTCGTCGCCCTCTCCGTTGTCGCCGTCAAGATGATTTTCAGCGTCATAAGGGTAAGGCTCGCCGTTGTCCGCACCGCTAGGAACATCCAAGTTTGAAACACCGCTTGCAGGCGTTACGTCAATAATCGTGTTGATTTTTCCCACATCGTATTTCTGCGAATCCGTGCCGCCAACCGTGCATTCCGCCTCAACATCTGCTGTAAGGCTTCCAGCCGGAATTGTGCAGCTTTCTTTTGTAACAAAGAAAATCTTCTTGTCCGCCGTTACCTTTACGCCCTTTGAAATTACAGAATCCGTATTGACGGCAACCGCAAGCGTAAAACGCAATCTTGTTGAAGACTTACCCGGCACCTTCCTATAGCAGTTTCTGATTTTTCCGATTTCGTCCAACGCTTCGGCGGTCGCATGGTCAATCAAAGAATTCAGCAACGCCTTGTTGATTTTCGCAAGAAAAACCATATTGCAGTAAGCCATTGCCGCTAAAATCAGATAGCGTTCATCGCCCGGATAAAGCGTCCAGTCGTCCGCCCCCTGCTCTCGAAGCGACTTTGAAGCGTCGTCAAACATTTCTTTTTTTAGAGAATTTGCGTCGTAGTCAATAAAATTAAAAGCCATTATTCAGCCCCTTTCAAAGCGACTTCCAGCTGATAATCACCAGCCAGAATCGACTTTACTTTTATATTGTCAATTTCCGCTCTAGGCTCGTAAGCCTTTAGCATTCGTTTTGTGTCTACAGTCATCTTTGCAAATTCAATTCCGCTTGCCTTGCCGATGTAAGTACGGTTCAAGCCCATAGCACGCTCAAACGGCACTTCTCCACGGAAAATATGCGCAAGATTGTTTATACAATTTTCTACGTTTCCATTGCCTTTCGCAATCATAAAATCACCCCTCTAACAAAGCCTTTTTTGTCGCCTCACTAGGGCCAACCGTAGCCGTTGAACTTTTTGCGACACCATCCTTGCCATACATTTCTTTCCAAGTTGTCTCACGCTCACTGCGTTTAATCTGTTTCTTTGAGCCTGCCTTGTTCGTTCCGTTTTCCGTAGCTTCAAGAACATCATCAAGAACAAGCTCCAGCTTGATTGTGGCGACACCCACAACACCGTCATTTCTTGGTTTTGCGTCTGCTAATTCTACACTTTTTAACAAAAAATCTCCACTGCCCAACTGCTCCGAGCCAAGAAAAAATGCGCCTTTTTTGCCTTTAAGCCTGCGCCACTCCATATATTCAATGTACGGAGCTGTTCCCCATTGCCCAGAAACATTGTACTCAATATTGACAGTCTGCTTTTCGTAGCCTTTTACTTCAAGCTGGTTAGGTCCGTCTTTTACTTCCTTTTCCTCTGTTTTCAGTGAACGAGAAAGCTCTATGTTTCCGATAAGGCGGTGAAGGTCGTCCTTGACCTCAAACCGCCGTTTTAAGTATTCTGCCTGCATTGGATCACCTCTAAACTAATTGTAATAACCGCCTTTGTTGTTTCCGGCATTTCCGCCCGCAAGCGAACCGTTGCCCATGACAGTATCTTGCGAAATCGGAGCACCTGTGAACGTGTCGTTTCCGCCCGGAAAAGCATTGAACGGTTTTGCTCCTGTTGCAGTCATTCCGTTCATTTTTATCTGCGTACCGTCAATGGTAAGATTTCCGCCTTTTGCCTCAATCGTGGTATTGATACAAACATCGCCGTCAGCGTTTAGATTCCCGATTATATCAGAATCACCCTCAATAAGTACATTACCCTTTGTAGCGGTGTTTCCATTAATCTGCACAAGCGTTTTTTCATTGCGCACGATTGAATCCCATTCGCCGTCAACTCTTGTAAGCAGACAGCCGTCATTGCTTGAAGACAAGGCATAAACAACACGGTCTCCGACTTGAATGTTTCCGAATTTCTTTCTCCAGTAAAACGGAATAAACAGCTTCCTTGTAACCGAACCTGTGTCATCATCCGGCACGACAACAGCCATTGTCTCATCGCCGTTTGTGTCTTTCGGCTCTTCAAGAGATTTTATTTTTCCAAATTCGATTTTTGCACTCATTTAACCACTTCCTTTAAGAAACGCTAACCAAAGCTGCCGAACCCGAATAAGTAGCACGCACACCCGAAGCCGACGGTAAAAAATAACTTTGCCAGCCTGCAAGAATTCCCTCTGCGATTTTTCCGAAAGAATCACGCATAGCACTGTCAACGTCTTTTTCATCTTTCAACTTCATCAGCATATCAGCCGAAAAACTGCCCGCTCCGCTCTGCAAACTTCCCAAAGTCCAGCCCGAAGCCGGGTCAATTTTAATTCCATTCAGCCAGTCTGCCAAATGCGAAATAAAATCATCAAAGTCTTTTGGAACATAAGAAAACTGCGAACCGCTTGCAGACAAAACCGCCTTAAACATAACCTGCGAATCCGGCTCAAAAGGAAGCACCGTGTTTGTCGCCGCCCAAGAATATTGAGCGTCTGTATTCGCAACAAGATAATCCTCAATCGCTTTTCCGAGTGCCTTCATAGCGTCCGCACCACCGGCGGGACAGGATTTTGTAGCATTTATCATTTCAGTTGTCAAGGAATCCTTGTCAAGTGCCATATTCCCACCGCCTTAATACGCAAGAGTTTTTCTCACGTTTAGCCTTGTCTTGTTTGTAACGAAATTGTGCCTTAAAGACGAAACAAAAACCGCCCCCTTGAAAGACGGTCTTGTTTCCGTTTCAAGCTCAATCACGCTTCCAGCCGCTACTTTTCCCTGCAAGGCACAGTCAATCACCGCCGCACGGCAATTCTTGTTGTTTTCCCTACAATAAGACTGCGCAATGGTTGTCATACCTGCCTCATCGGGAACAGTTTCAGAAATGCGGATAGTTTTTTCAGCGTCCGATTTTGTGTTTTCATCAGTATAGCTTCCTGTAAATTCGCCGTTTTGAACAACCATAGTTTTAACCATAGCACTTTCATTCTCATCTGGAGTAAAGTGGATATAGTTGCTGTCAATATTCAGAGCAAGCGTCGGCTTTTCCGCCTCCATTGACTTTTCATCATAAAGCACAAGCGTGCTGTCATAGACAAGGAAACTTGCGCCCTCCAATTTGCACCGCTTCTGCAAAAACTCAAAATCATTCTCTGTGTCCTGCCGAACGTAATCTCTTGTAATTCCCTGCGTGTTGTACTTCTTGAACTTCAAGGCATGGGCGGTTGCAATTTCTTCCGCAATCATCTCAAGCGTCGTACTTTCCCAAGACTTGCTTGTTTCTCTGAACACATCGGGCGGAACAGACATCGCACGCAAAATAAAAGTCGTGTCTTTTGGCTGCAAAGAATGAACAAAAAGAGTTCCGCTCTTTACTGTTCCCTCTGAAACAGACATATTCAAGCCAAGCAGTTCGCCGCTTTTTGCCCATTTAGCCCATTGACCGTATGGGTCGGAAAACCGCATTTCAAGAATATCTGCGTGTCCTTCTGAATATTCTTCAAGTATTGCCCTTTCAATTGCCAAGTCTTTTGTAACATCCTTTCCGTCGATTTTTACAACCATATTTGAATTAGAGCCGGGCATATCCACCTCGACAAACTGGAGTTCGATTTCCGCAAAAATGACGACACCGTTGTTATCCACAAACTGGCTTGAGATACGCACCGATTTCAGCATAACAACGTCAGAGCCGATTGCATCGACACCTATGCAGAGCGTATCCGCCTGTCCGACTTTTTTTGCAAGCTCATCATATTCTTTTTTCGGATTTCCGCCGTCTGCAAGCGACGTTGAAAAAGTCAAGGAAACCGTTTCAAGCTCGTTGCCTGTTACTTTCGTCTCCTCGTTGTCTTCCTTAGTTTTGACGGCGGATTTTACAGAAAATGTTTTAATCGGTCTTTTGATTTTATCTGTTGTCTGCCAGACTTCATCAAGCCACATTCCTTGAACCATACTTTCACCGCCTATCTGCGCCACGGCGGTAAAGATGTAATAAGCTCGCTTTCCTCTATGACAGGAACTCTCACTTTCTCGCCGCCCTCAAAAATCAATATATCCGTCAATTCTTGATTGTTTGCAAGCAGGTAAGACGCTTTCATTTCATCGCCGTAATACTTCAATGCGATTTGGTCCCACATCTCGCCTACAGTAGCAATATGTATTTTATAATCCATAACTTCCCTCTCTAGCCGTTGCAAGCACCGCCTTAATCTTGTCCGCAAGCTCCGGCGCATAATCATCAAATACACGCATAACCTCATCTGCAATAGAGCGGGCGTTGTCTGTATTTCCGCTTATGTTGATAACCGGGCTGAACTCAATTCTATAAGCAGTTGATTCATTGCTGTTGTTTACAGTGCTTGAACCGCCTTTTCCGTTGAATTTCTTGAAAAGACCTCTTACAGAAGCCCCTTCGTTGCTAGCTGATTCCAAAGCACCTATAGCATTAGCCGCTTCAAAAACAGTTTTCTGATTCTGTTCACGGTATTTCGGATCAGTAGAAATTACATACTCTGGATAACCGCCCTCTCCGCAGATTGACGGCTGTGTAGCAATACCGCCAGTCGCAAGCATTGGTATCTGCGGAATGTTTATTCCAAACTCTTTTCCGCCAACACCCGGCACCCAGTCCGGGATTGAAACATGAAGTTTGTTTAATCCGCCGATAGCACGGTTTACAAGAGAAATCACCGCATTAAGCGGAGCTTTTGCAAGACCTGTCAAGGCACTGAAAGCATTTCCGAAAATGCTCTTCACGCTTTCCCAAGCTCCAGCCCAGTTTCCAGTGAACACATTTTTCACAAAGTCAATAAGACTTGTAAACACATTTTTAACAGAAGAAATCGCATTCTTAATTCCGTCAATGTACGGTGTAACCATTGCCTGCACAGTCTGAAAAATCACCCCAAGAACAGGGAATTTTTCACTTAATGAAGCAATGACATTTGAAACTGTAGCGGAAACACTTGAAATAATATTTTTAATAGCATTAAAAGCATTATTTACAATATTTCTGAATCCCTCGCAATGGTCATAAAGAAATTTTGCAATACCGACAAAAGGATTTATTGCAAACAAAAGTATTGACTGCCAGTTTGTTTTGAAGAAATCAACAACCGCCATAAATCCGTTTTTAATTGCTGCTCCAATTCCGTTGATGAAGTTTCTAAACGGTTCACATTTTTTATACAAGAGTACAAAAGCCGTTCCAAGTGCAACGACTGCGGCAATTACAATTCCAATAGGATTTGCTGACATAACAAGATTAAGGATTTTTTGAGCACCTGCAAATAATTTTGTTGCAGTTCCTGCAATTTTTGTTGATGTTGCCCAAGCCTTAAATCCGTTTGCAGAAATTGCGGTAACAGCCGCATTTATTTTTGTCGCAGTCGTAAGAACTCCTATTCCAGTTGCAAGCCCAATGGCAATAGGTCCTATCCAAGATATGTTGTCGCCTAAAAACTTAAAGACACTGACAACAGGCGGAATCACCGTTTTTAGAACACTGAACGCACCGCTTATTACACTTCCTGCAATCTGCAATGCCGCCGGAATCGCATTTGCAAACGCTTCAATAACTGGCTTTGCTGATGTGTACACATCTGAAAGAACCGGCATGAGCGTGTCAAAAGCCGCCTCAATCTTTGGAATTGCCTTGTCCACAATTTCTGTAACAATCGGTATAAGGATATTTCCAACACGGATTTTGAATGTCTCAAAGACTTGCTTCATCTTGTCAAGTTTGCCTTGCAAGTTGTCTGTTGACTTGTCAAAAGCGTTGTTTGTCGCATTCGCAACATTGGACATCGCCTCTGTCTTTTGAACCCAGTTTTCTGTCTGTGAACCAGCAAGAGCAAGAATCGCCGTTTGTGCCTCAACAGAACTAAACAATTTTGCAACTGCTTGGGTATCATCACCGCAAGCTGCCGTCAATTTGTCCAGCGTTCCAATAAGCCCAAGCTGGTCAAGCATTACGTTTGCACTTTCATAGCCAAGACTTGAAATTGTATCTGTAAGCTGTTTTGAAGGTGTCATCAGTCCAGAAAATACAGCTTTCATCTGTGTTGCGACTTCCGCCGTGCCACCAGTAACACCTGTTAATGTAGCAAAAGAGCCGAACAGTTCTTCCTGCGAAATATTCAAGGCACTTGCAATTGGAACAACCTTACCCATGTTAGCGGCAAGTTCCGGAAAAGATGTCTGTCCAAGTTTCAAGGTAACAAAAGCCAAGTCCGAAGCCTTTTGCCAAGCCTCGCCAGATGTATCGCCGTAACCTTTTGTAACCGCTGAAAGCAAGTTGATAGCGTCGTTTGTTGTAGCACCGCCCGCTTTCGCCGCCTTTGCCGCAACCTCAACTTGATTTGCAACGTCTTTGGAATCACCCAACGCCGAAACAATGTTGTACATACCAGCAGACAAGTCATCTGTCGCCATACCTGTCTTTTTGGCAATGTCCATTACAGAATCGCCCATTTCCGCAATACGCTTGTTTACGGTTGCAGAATCACCGTCAAGAAGCGTGGAAATATTGGACATTCCAGTTTCAAACTTTGCGGCACTGTCAAGGGCGACCTTTCCAAAAGCAACAGCCGCCGTAGTAGCTCCGGCAATGGCAGTCCCGGCAACAGCAGCACCAGCTTTCAAGCCGGAAAATTTCTTGTTTGCTTCTGCAACCGTCTTTGCTACCGACGGATCAAGCATTCCTATTACCTTGACTATTGCTTCTTGTATTGCCTTAACCATGACATCACCCTTTTTTTATCTCGTGAATAACTTTGTTTCCGCTTTCAATCTGCCGGATTATTTCTGTAATCGGCAGTTTCTGCATTTCAAGCGGTGAGCAATGAAAAATCATGCCGTAATTGTAACACGTCTCCCGAATCACATCGGCAATTCGTTTTGCTTTTCCTGCTCTGTTTTTTCTATCTTGATTTCGTCTTTCTTTTCTGTTGACTGGCTGGATTCTTCCGATGAATCCGACCCTAATAAAAAATTTCTGCCCTCTCTTTCAAGAATCTTCAAATCTTGAATTGAAAGACGCTTTAAGTTTTCATATTCAATGTCATTGCTTTCTGCGGCAATGAGCATTCCCCAAACACGGTGAAGAACTGTGCAAGTTTCGGCAATCCCCATTTGACCGTCAAGCTCAACGAATGTTTTTTTATAGGCTTCGTTATCCATTGCCAAAGTTGCAACATCTGTGTCAAAGTTCAAAGCCTTGATTTCTCTGCCTTCAAATTTAAGCGGTTTTTTAAGTGTGATAGTTTTCATTTTTATACTCCTTATGAATAATTTCCAAGTGTAGCACTTTACACCGAAATGTAAAACACTACACAATTCTTTAGCTAGACAACCAGCATTGCAGTCTTAGCGGCAAAATAATCAATGTGATTAATTCTGCAAATTCCCAAATCACGGTCAATACAAACTGTTTCCTCGCCATTAAGATATTCTTCATAACGGCTAAGAACAACTGTAAATTCCGCATCCGAGCCTTCGCCCACGCTGGAACTGTGAGACATCGGACCTGCGCCCTTGCCCTTGAACACAATTTCCACCTGCTCAACTGCCGGAGAACCTTCAACAAGGTTAATCTGCTGGCATTCCGTCAGCTTATACCTTGCAGTAATTGGAGAGGCAATATCCACAACCGCACGGTCAATTCCTTTGCCGGTGATTTTCGCCTCCATAACACCGTCGAACATAAGCAGCGGAGTTTCATCAGTTCCGCTGTTCTGCATTTCGCCACGTGCAAAAGACGGAAGCGTAAATTCAACGCTTACATCTTTTGCAACCGCTTTTCCGTTTCTTTTCAGCAAGTTTCCGATAACCGCAACTTTTTTGTTAAAAACTGCCATAATTCATCATCTCCTATTCTTCAAAGTAGACAGAAGTTCCAGCGTCTGTATAAGACACAACCAAAGTAAGACTGTTAATTGGCGGAGTTGGAGTATCGTCAATGTCAAATCTGAAATTGCCTTCCGCCACATCGCCCTTTGCATTCTTTGAAGTGTTGAACACAAAATGCGGCTCTCCAATCAATGCGCCTATAGCAACAAGTTTTTCCAAATTCTCCTGCTCTTCACGAACAATGTCATTTTTCTTTGACAAGAACATCGGATCACCGATTTCTTCATGTCTGCGGTCAATGAAGTCGTTCAGCAGATAATACTGCATACGGATATTGGAGCTGAATCTAGCTCTCAAATCGTAAGTGCCGTTATAAACGAATGCGTCAGTTCCATTGCCCCAAAGGAAAATTGTTCCTTTCCAAGCATTGAAAGAAGTAATTCCAGCCTCATTGAGCTGATTTACCTGCTTTTCGCTGTAAGGAGTAACAACATTGCTTGCGTCAAAACAAAGTTTTGTAAGCCATGTAACAGACTTGTTGTCATAGACTTCATACGGAATAGCGTCATTGTTAAGGTCAACACGCAACTGCTCAACCGCCGCAATTACAGAGCCATGGTAAACATTGCCCTCTGAATCCATTCCTTTAAGCCAGACAGAAAACGCATTTTCAGCAGTACGTCCGTTTTCTTTCTTCCAAGCAACCGCCTTTTTAATTGTGTTTACAACGTTGTCAGAATCCTCTGTAGTCGGAACATCCGAGAAAACAATGTTATGGAATTTGTCGTTGATTTCTTTTCCCTGCGAAACCAAAGCATTGTAAACTTTGTTCAAGTGCATAAAGCCCGGTGCGCCGAGTACAGACGGATAAACTCCGTAATCATTGAAAATCTTGCGCAATGCGTAAATTCCGCTTGCAGAGCCATCTTCCTGCAAAGTGCCGATAAGACGTTCAGCTTTTGTTTCGTTGTTGTCCATGAAAGATGTATCAACTTCGTAGTATGTAGCGGCAACAGAATCAGCGACAGTTTCAGCAAGGAATTCAACAGTTACCTTGTTTGAATCATAGTTGTAAGACAGATTGTAGTCCGTGCCCTCGACAAGTGTTTTCGATTCTTCACCTACCTGCATTTCAAGCGCAAGAGTATCAAGAATGATTGTGTCAGAAACAAACTCAACACGCTTGTTTGAGACTTCAAAAGACTTTGTTGTAATTTCTGCCTTGCGGTCTGTGTCCGGATCAAGAACATTGATAGCAAATACTGGACCTACACCGCCCTTTGTGTTGCAGAAAAACGCCTTGATAACTTCGCAAAGAGTGAACTTCTTCCAATCTTCGGAATAACCAACAGCACTTTTCGCACTTGTATCAACAAGTTTCAGCGGAGTGTTTACAAAACCCATATCCTTATACTTTGGAAGCGAACCGTCTTTGTTCTTTTCCAAGCGGATAAGATTTACTGGAAGCGTTCCAAGAAACGCATAATAAATCGAGGCACTCTTTGAAGAAGAGATAATTGATTCTCCCATTTCTCCATAGACACCGTGTTTAAATTCAGCCATTTTACAGCCTCCTAACCATTTAATAATTCTTCATACTGCCTATTGACGTGATATGAAACATATTCAATCTCAAACTGAATTGTCGCATACTGAAAAGGATAACTTGAAGAAAAAGCCTCTTTTTCAAACGGAAAATCATAGCTTATTTCGCTTATTCTGCGATAGCCAGCCGCCTGCTCGTCAGCGTCAAGCCTGCCGATTATCGTTTCAAGCAAATCAAGAATATCTTTCCAGCCGTCAACATCTTTTTGAAAAGTGTTGACATCTTCCGGCTTTTCCGCACCCGAATTTACAGAATCCTTTTTGTTGCCAACACTTTTCGCAAGAATTAAATCCTTGCCGTGCTTGCCCGGATTCCAAGTTTCAAGCTCAAAAATAACCGTCGCTTTTGCCTCATTCCTGTTTACACTGCCCTTAGACAGTTTCACCGTAACGGACGGAGCGGAACTGCCTCCGTTTATGTTTTTCGGAGGAACTACCAGCTCATAGATTTTTGGAGCGACAAGCTCATAAGCATAATCCCTTGTTTCGGGAATTTTTGCCTTTTTAAGCTCAACGTCCTTTGTTACTTCCCTAAGCCATTTCGCAAAGTCGGTAACAACCTGTATACTGTTAGCCATTCAACCACCTACCCATTACGTTTCAAAGTAATATCAGTAATCCCCATCGCTTCCTGCACATCCGCAACAACCTGCATAACACCGTTAATGTCAAGCACATCGCCGCTATGCACCTCAAACGGCAAGTCAACCGATTTACAAGACAACAATTCAGTAAAGACAGAAGTCCCCTGTTCAAGAATCGCTTTATTTTTTGTTTTCACCGCACGGATAGGCACACCGTCAATATTGATGATTTCTGCAAATTCATCTTCATTGAGAAATACATTGTCCATATCAGCGTCAACAAAATCCTTAAAAGCCATTACTGAACATTTTCCACAGGGTTGAAAGTCGGAGCGTCTCCGTCAACTTCTTCAACTTCTTCAACATCTGCGACATCGCCACCAAGGGCGGCTTTGATTTCCGCAATCAGTTCAGTCTTTTTCTTTCCCGGATATTTAATACCCAGTTCAGAAGCCTTTGCTTTCAGTTCATCGTAAGACATTGAATCGACATCAACACTTCCGCTGTTATCATCATTTTCAATAGAATCAGCTTTTTCAGCAGGAATTCCAGACGCTGACGTGTATATAGCAACACCAAGTGTTACAAGCCTTGCCGCCTTTGCGTCATCATCAATCTGAAAAGCACCGCCACCAATTTCATGCTGCTTGCCGTTGATGACTGTCATTCCTTTAATCATTTTGATAATTTTCATTATTTCATGCTCCTTTCAAATAGCTGGAGTGCTCTCACACTCCAACTTTCATCAATTTTCTACAGTACTTTCATTACAGACCAGCTTGCGAACTGTTTAGGCATAGCAAGCGGGTGAGAATGCAAGCGGTATTCTTTAGAAGAGTTGCTTCTGTCAATGTAAAGTTCTGGAATACGTGCGCCGGTGATATTTTCAAAGTCGTTAGACCCCTGCGGAATAATCACGTGCGAACCATACTTGAACTTAATTACATTCGGTGCGGTAAGAATTGCAGTTCCTTCTGGAAGATAGCTTTTTACTTTTCCGTCATTGTCAATGTATGTACCGTCAAAAACAATCAAGCTGATTACACGTCCACGAACTTTAAGATGTGCAACAATAGCGGCGTCAACATCAAGCTGCTGTGAGTTCAAGTCGCCGTACTGGTTGCCGAACATCGCATTCTGGAATGGTGTAGTAAAGTTGCTGTTTCCCAAAAGAGCAGCCCATACATCTGGAGTAATCAAAAGCTCGCTGACAGGAATTCCTGCGGCAGAATACTTCTGAATAACACCGTCAAGGTCTTGAATAATTTCTGCAAGAGTTGCAGTTCCCCAGCCTTTAACCGCTGTGAAAGAAGCACGTGCCTTTGCCTGTCCCATAAAGGTTTTCTGTCTTGCGTTGAGCTGTGAGCCTGTCGGGTCAAGCGGAGCAAGATAGTCAATCTTGTATGTTTTAATAACTACGCCAGTCTTGTCATCACGTTCTGCGATTGTCAAGCCGTTGTTCACAAGCAAATCTGCAACCATAAGCTCTTCACGTGCGGCAACTGCGATTTCAAGGTCGCCGTTGATTTCTTCAATCTTTTTCTGCGCACGAGTTGGAACATCATAAGGATTTGCCGGATCTTCACCTGCAAGACGCTTATTCAATTCGTCCCTTGTAACATTCTTTTTAACACCAACATTCGGAACATCAATTTCCAGAGTGCCGTATCCGTCAGAAGCCAAAGCAAGACCAGTTGAATTGTCCTGTACAAACGGCGCAATCTGTGTTGAGCCAAATTTATAGTCAAGAGCGACACGCTTGCCTTCTGTAATTTCTACCTCGCTTGCATTGCCATAGCGTTTTGACAAAAAGCGAGACTGTCTAGGTTTTGCAGAAATAAGTCCTGCAAGTTCCCAAGGGTCGTAAATGTTGATACCCTCAAACTTTCCTGCCATAATTTAATCTCCTTTCATTACTTAAAGGTGCATATTGAAGTAAATGCCTTCCGCATTCATTTCAAGTTCATCTGCAAGTGAAATTGTCTTGCCTGCGATTTCTTCTACTGTATCACGGTAGAAAGAACCAGTTACGTAAACAAGATGTTTTTCATTTGAATCGCCTTTAACTTCAAAACCATCTTTTACAATCGCAAAGCGTTCACCAGCGGCAAAAGTTGCGGCCGGGTCGTATGCGCTTGCAACACCTTTTGTAAGTTTTACAAGCTGTCCACGCTTGAAAGTTCCAGCACCAAAAAGCGCATTGTTAAAATTGGACTTGTTTTCCATTCCTGTAGCCACAAGCTGGTCTACTGGAACACATTCATCAATCTTTTGAAAAACTGCTGTTCCCATAGTTTATTCTCCTTTCTGATTAGCCATAGCTGCGGCTCTGCCTTTTGCATAGCGTTCAGCCTTTGTCAACGGCTTTTCAAGCTCTTCTGTTTCAACTTTTGTTGCGGCAGAAGCAACTGAATTTGTTTCCTTAGCGTCAGCGTCAAGGTTTGCAACGATTGTCTCATTGCGTGCTTTTTCCGCCAAAGCGTCCTGCATAAGCAAGTCTGCGGCAGTCATTCCGCCGTCAAATTTTGCTTTCTCGACAAGCGATTTATCAGCGATACGGAAAGAAATATCTTCAATATCTTTGATACGCTTTCTTTCATTTGCAATAACTTCATCGGTTTTTCCGTTCATTGCACTGTTTTTGATTTCAGCACAAAGCTCTGGATAAGCCTTTTCAAGTTCTGCAACAGTCTTAATCTGTTCATCCATAGGATTTACCCCTTTCTGATTTTCAATTTTATTTACAACAGAATTTTTCACGCTCTCATCTGCGTTGTTCACACTATCGTCTGTATGAACTTCGTTCTGTTCAATAACCTGTTTTAATTTATCTTTAATCCTCTGTGGAATAAAGAAGTCTGCCTTTACTGAGTGATTTCCACCACACATATATTGAGTTCCTGCGCTTGCGACAAGCGACAAAGAAGATTCTCCGTCAAGAACTTCATCAGCAAAGCCATTGTCAACGGCTTCCTGCCCGATGAACCAAGTTTCACGCTGAATCATTCCACGCAACTTTTCTTCTGAAAGCCCTGTTTTCGCAACATAGGTTTTCACAATCATATCATTATAAGCCTTTGTGCCATTCTCAATTTTCTTCAAGTCGGCAACAGAAAAATAACCGCAAACACCGCTTTTCGCCTCGTGAATCATAATCATACTGTTTGAATAAACAGAGATTGTGTCTCCGGCACACATAATAATGCTTCCGGCACTTGCCGCCAAGCCGTCAACAATCACATTGATTTTTGCGCCATTTTCTTTCAACGCTTTAAGTTTGTTGCAGATAAACAATCCAACTGTAGCGTCGCCGCCAACTGTATTAAGTCGGACTGTAATATTTTTCTTGCCCTTTAACGGCTCAATCGCTTCTGCGAAACCCTCCGGGCAAATACACTGCTCATCAAGCTTTTCACCAGTCCAAAAATTTCTAGGCTGCGCAGAAAGAACTTCGCCGTAAAGCTCAATTTCCGCTGAATCAGAATCACCTTCAAGCTGTGCCTTTACATTCCAGCCGAAAGTACTATTCATTTCCATCTTTTTCATTTTCGTTTTCTCCTTCGTCTGAATTATCATCAGAATTGCCGTTCGGATTCTGATTATTGTTTGCAGGATTTTCAGCAACAGTCTGTGTCATTCCCGCTTTTTTCATAAGTTCTAACTCGTGCCCTCTTTGAGCGATATTTTGGTAAATATCACCGCCGTAAAGCCGTACTGTTTCCGCCTCTGCCGTTGTAAATCCTGCCGCAATCGCTTCTGTTGCAGATTTTACATCTTTTGACGGGTCAATCATTCCTTGCGACTGTCCAACCCACTCAACACCCGAATAAGCCTTGCGGATAATCGGATCTGCAAAAAAGCCCGGAGCGTCAAGCCTGCCAAGTGCGACCGCCTCATAAAGCCACCGCTCATAAGTCGGCTGGCAGAAATCATCTACAAACCACTTGCGGAACATTCTATAAGTTTTCCACGCTTCTTGCAATGCCGCACGGCTTGCCGAATAACTGGAATTAAAGCTCATCAAGACAATTTCTTTCGGTATTCCAAGCCCTGCCGAAATATGGCAAATCAGCGTGTCGCAAAATGCCGAAAATCCGCTGTTCGGATGTGTCGGCTGTGCAAACTGCGCCTCCTGTCCTTTTCCAAGGAAATTTATATTTCCCGGTCCCATTTCAAGCTCATCTTCATTTGTAGACTTTTCTTCATTATCAGCCAACGGCTCATTGAACACTGGATTACCAGCCGATGAATCTGTTTCCTTTACAAAAACCGTAAAGAACGCTTGAATTACCGCCGCCATAAGCTCCGCTTCTCTGTAGCGTCTAATCTGTAGCAACGGCTCAATCACTTTTGAAAGAAACGGCACGCCACGGTATTGGTCTGGTCTTTCTGCGCAACTGATATGCAAGATATTCGGCATTTCAGTTTTAGCACCAAGAACAGGAATTCTTGACCACTTCAAGCCGTCTTTGTCCGGGTAGTTGTAATCAGACGGATAGCTTGAAGCGATGTAATACGCAACAACCATTCCGTTTTCGTCAACTTCCACACCGTCGTAAACCCGATTGTCGTTTTCGCCGACACCTATAACACCATAACGACCGCTATAATTGCCCTCTGTGCAGCACCTGTCAGCCTCGATAATATGCAACCGCAAGCCATAAGGTCGAACTGGTGTTCGATTGCAAGACTTAAAAAGGGCAAATACATCACCGCTTAAAAGCCACGATGTAAAAGCAATCTGCTGCAAGCCATAAAAATTATTCATTCCTATAGCGTCGCACGCATATTTATCCTCCGCCCAAAGTTTGAACTCTTTTTCAAACCGCCCCTGCATTTTTTCAGCGGCTTCTTTTGAAATTCCGATAGTCTCATAGTCAATTCTAGGCTTTGCAAAAATGCCAAGTCCGACAACATTGTTACGAGGATTATTTACAAGTGCGGTCGCAGTCGGCTCTGTCATATACAGAAGCCTTGACCGCTGTCTTAGAGTTTTATTGTTATAGTCAATGTCCTGTCTAGGACTGCCAGAAAGAAGCTCATTTAAGAATGACTTGAAAACTCTTTTCTCATTGCTGGCAGAACCTTTTCCGTAACCACTTGCCATTTAACCACCTATATATCACGGATAACAACAGCTTTCATTCTGCTTCTGCCCTTGCCGTCAAGCACCGCTTCCAAATCTTCAATTTTGGTTAAAAGCGTGTCAATCCGCTTGTCCACCGTTGCCATATCAAAACGTGAAATTTTCTTTCCGTTGATTTCATATTCTTGAGCACCGCTCGCAAAAGCCTTTTGCGCTTCAATCAAATACTCAAGTTCATTGTAGTATATATTTAATCTGCGATTTGTTCTATCTCTTTTTGAAGTTAAATTGCGAATTCTTACTTCTGTATCGCTGATAATTGGATTCTCTTCTGTAGAATTTTCGTCTGTAACCATACTATCCCCACCTCTCTTTTACTTTTAATCAAACATATCAAGAGCAGAACTTTTTCTAACTTTACGCTTGGGTTTTTCCTTACGCTCAACCTTTACACCGTGTCGCCTGCGTTCCAAAGCGTCCCAGTCCGGGTCCACAAGCATAAGAGCAGCATAGTTATATACGAACAAGTCAAAAGGCTCATTTCGCTTATGTCCGGGAATAACCTGCCATTCAACTTTATTTCCGTTGCGAACTTCAACTTCCGACAATAAGCCGTTGAAGTATCTTGTATCATATCCCCGGTCTTTGTCAAGAGGAAAATGACAAAACATTGCGCCCTGTTCCTTGATTTTCAAAAAATCTTGAACCGCACGCTTTCCGCTGTTTACACCAAGAGAATAAAGCCAAACTCTGTACTCATTGCTTGCACCAAACGACTGTTTATTTGGCGGTGAAATCAAAGGTCTTGCAAGTGCCAAATCCTTACGGTCAACACCTTTAATCGGGAAAACATTTCTGTTTGAGCGCATATAGCAGTTTTTATAGACAGACTGCGTATAGTGTCCGCCCGAATCCACAAACGTTAAAGTAACCAGCATTTGCGTGCCGTCTTTGAATGTGTAGCCGCGGGAAATAATTTCATCCAGCCTTTCCCAAACATAATTAGAATCAGCACGCCCCATTATGTAGCCTTTTTTAATGCCCCAGCTTTCCTTGAATCTGCCCCAGCCTTTAACCTCATATTCTAGGCGGTCGTCTTGCGTATCGACTGCACAAGTAAGCATAAGCACACCGTCCGGCAATTCCGCCTCGTAATTTTCACGTCTTGCCATAAGTTCTTCTTCGGTTGTTAAATCTCTTCTGTCTTCCCATAACTCACCGAAAAGCGTATTGAAAACAGTCTGCAATTTCTCCGGGTCTTTTCCAGCTTCAAGAAATCGCCAAATAAGATAGTCCCAAGTGGCAACCGGGAACGGCGAACTAAAACCATTTATCCAAAATGAACGGATATGATTTTTCAATGCAGACGGATTAGTTGCAATCCATTTTGTGTTGGAGCTTTTTATTTCCTTTTCAGTGAACATCTCGCCACAATCCGGGCATTTCCATTTAACCCAGTCAACGTGAATTGTAGTTTTTCCATTCTCTTTTGTTTCGTGGTGCTCAAACTTCATATCTTGGAAACGTAAATGATGATATTCACCGCAACAAGGGCAGACATAGCAATAATATTCCTGCGTGCCTGTTAAAAAGTGGTCCTCAATTCGTGAACTTCCTTTTACAGTTGGAGTAGAAACCGCAATCATTTTGCGGTTATAGAATGTCATTGTTCGGGCTTCAAGCAATCCCCAAGGATCACCTTCGCCTCCAGTGTTTCCAGTCCAGCGGTCAATTTCATCGCCGATTACAACACGTCTAGGCTTTGAAGCAAGTTGTGAAGCAACATTTACACCGACGATATTAAGAACACCGCCCGGAAAAGTCTTTTCACGGATTGTGTTAGAAGCGTCCCTGCTTTTAATGCTGCCGAATTTTCTTCTGATTGTCGGGTTATCACGAATCATCGGCATAACACGCTCTTTTGCAAAATCCTTAGCGTCTTGAATAGTTGGAACAGCAAAGATAACACCGCAAGGGTCATTGTCAATAATGTAGCCCAAGATATTAAGCTCCGATTCAGTTTTTCCCACCTGCGAACTTGCTACAACAAAGATTTTTTCAATGTTTGGATCACTGTATGCGTCCATTATGCTCACCATATAGGGTGTCTGTTTTGAGCGATATTTTCCAGCCATTGCAGACGCTTCGCTAGACAAATAGCGGTATTTATCCGCCCATTCAGTAACCGTCAATTTTTCGGGAGGATTAAAATTCTTGAGACATTTTTTAAGTAACTTGTTTATCTTCGCCTGCTCTGTCATTGCGTATTCTGCTTGAATTATTATCTTAGGTAATAATTTTAATCACTCCTTTATAAATCGAATATAAACTTTCTTTGCGTTCCATTTGCTTTTTTTATTCCGGGATAAATGCTCTGTAGATAATCCCATTTTCTCGTTTTGTGCCTATGCCACATAGTAACAGGATGAACTCTTTCACCACTTGCCAAAATATAAAAATCCGCTTTTATTTCAGCAATCATTTTATAGTTTGAAGCCATATAAATAGTTCCTTTGTTTCCTACAGAAGTATCAGCATAAGAAATCAAATGCTTTATCTCTGGATGTTTAAGCCTTAAATATCTATGAAGCAAAGACAAACAGATACTTTCGCTAAACTTCGGCATATCATCTGAAAGCCACATTCTGTCAAATTCTCTTGTGCTTTCAGCGTCATAATCACCTTTTATTTTCGGTCTTATTCCGTAACCGATTTGCATTGCCCCTTTTACTTCATCGTGATAATAGACAAGCAAGGAAATGCAACTGTTCTTCGTAGCTTTATGCGAATAGTGGTTCGGAATAATAATTTCATCAGCCTGTCTTTTTTCACATTCAATAATTTTTATAAACTTTTCGGGTATTTCATACCCGATTAAATTATTTTCCTCATAAACAGGATTTTTCGCATAACGCTTACGCATACCACCTCGCTTTACTCATTCATCCTCTTCATCATCTGCAACCTGCTCGCCTTTTTCTCTCTCCAATCTTTTCTGCTTCATCTTGTTTTTGTCATACTTGTAATTTGAAAATTCCTGCAAGATGATGTTTATCTCATCAGACAGCATAGAAGAAACCAAAGACGAAGACGGCTTGTTTTCGCCAAAGTACGGCTCAAGGTCTTTGAACATATAATTTGCGACACGTCCCGGCAAAGCAAGCATAGAAGAGCGGACATAAAACACAAAGTCATTCAGAACTTCTTCCACAATTTCCGCACTGTGCATTTGATCCGCTTTTTCTGCAAGGTCAAGTTTTGCCATTTCAGCCTTTGCAGCCTTTAATTCTGTTTCCTTTTCAAGTTTTTTTCGCTCCAGCTCCTCACGGTTTTCACCGCCTCTACCTTCCGCCTTGTCCTTGTAAACTTTGATGTAAGCCTGCAAGCCTTTTGGAAACGGAATCCACCAAGAGCCGTCAATCTTTTCAGCCGGAATAACATTTTTCTTGCACTGATTCTGAATATCTCTAGGCGTTACCCCCACCATATTTGCAAAAGTCTGCGCCGAAACCTTGCCGTCTTTTACGCTTTCAGCCATCAAATCACCGTCCTTTCTGCCCAGTCCACGCCGTATTTTTCAATAATGACTTTGAAATCTTCCACATCGTGAGGGCGGATTGAATAGACTTCCTCGCCGCCCTCTCTGTAGTCAATGCCGACGTGCAGAAGTTCGTGAAAAAGCAAAATCGCAATCTGCTTTTCAGAAAAACCCTCAATGTTTGGAGCATAAAGCGTAATTGTAAAATCCGCTTTCAAAGCCCACTTGTTTTTGTCTGCGATTTTTTCACATTCACCATAAACCGACTTGCAGTTGCTCCGCTTGTCATAATCGCTTTCAAGAAAAGCAATCCGAACTCTTGAATCCTTTATGTGCTCGAGTTCCGGCATTGTCGCAATCAGATTGCCACCAATCTTTGTGAACTCCTCGCTTAAAGCCCTTGTTTCCTTTGGCATTGCCTACTTCCTTTTTTTTAATGTTCCCTATACAAGCCTTGCGCCTTTGAATAGCCGTGAACATCTTTTGTCATAAGTTTTAAGAAATCAATTCTTGTAAAGTCCGAAAGTCTGAAAATCTCTTCCGGCTTCATTCCAAGCTGTTTTCCCACTTCCTGCACCGACTTGCCCGAATCAAGCAGTTGCTTAACAATCGCTTTCATTGGTCCAAGCTGGTGAACCCCTCTTGCCCTGTTATGCGTAATCGTTCCGTACATATCTTCTGACTTGTCTTTATGGTCAACGAATACAACAGGAACTTTTCCGCCAAGTTTTGTAAGCAACGGCTCACGTCCCGAAACAGTCCAGCGATGAAAGCCGTCAATTATCGTGTAATCTGGCCTTGCCACAATCGGCAAAGTCCAGCCATTTGTCAATATCGACTGAATCAGAAGCTCCAAGTTCTGCTCACTTACAACATTCGGGTTGTAATTATTAGGCTTCAATAAAGCCCTGTCAATAATTTTCACATTCGCTACTGGTTGAAGTAAATCTTCCACATAATCAGCTCCTTTATTTAATAGTTAATCAATATACTGTACATTATTAAAAATGTCTAGCAAATGCCGAACTGTCTAACTGCTGTTTTTTCTTGCAATCATAATTTCCGTAGCAATCGCTCTGTAGCTTCTGCCCTTTGGATCACCGCCCACAATCATGTTGTAGAGCATTTTCCAAATCTTGTTTGTCATGTAGACATTCTGCGCAAGCCTGTAAGCTCCGGCAAATTCTTTAGGTCTTACTGCCATTTGCTCTTTCGCCGCCGGACTGTTTATGTACTCGAAAAACTTTTTCTTGTAGTCTACTGTGTCTTTTTCCCTTTTCGCACGGCGGTAAAGCTCCGTATCATAATAAAGCATTGCCATATATGCGTTAGGCTCACGGTTGCAGATTTTCTCATAAAGTCCCGGATAGTACTGCGCCATGTCCGACAAGCTGCCGATTGTGTCAATGCTGAAAAACTGCGAAATCCTCAATCGGTTTTTCGGTCTGCCAGTCTGCCACATATAAAGATAAGCGTCCGGAATATTCAAGTCATTCTGCAAGATGTAAAGCCACACGTCAGAATCTTTCATGTCATAGATTGGAAAAACCTTTTCTTGATTTTTATACGTCAATCGGTTTGCCATGTTCTGCACACGCTGAACACTTTCCGCCGTTCTGATTCCGATTAATGAAATGCCGTCTTTCTCAATCCGATTCAGAAAATCTTGATACTTATCCTTACGCTTTTTCAGCCACGGATGATTGGAAATGCACCCTTTCGGCTTTGGCCTTACCCATTTATCCTGTTTCGTGCTGTCCCAGCAGATGAAAGTTTCTTCCTGCGTCAAAGAATTAAGACAAGAAAAATGCTTGACTTCAATGCACCACCAGCGGAACTCAACGCCTATGCTCTGCCATTTATTCCGCCACTCTTCCACAATCTTTTCCACGCACGGAAAAATCGCTTCCTCGTCTATAAATTCCACGACAAGTTTTCGCCTGTCAATCTGCATAGCAAGGCACATCTTATAGATTATGTCCGAAAGAACAATGCTATCCTTGCCACCGCTGAACGAAAGATAAACTTTCGGAGCGGTATTAAAAACATTCTTAATTCTCTCCCTCGCCGCTGTCAGCACGTCCATTGACAGCTCCGTTTTGATTATCCTCGACAATCATATCAGCCCCTTTCTTTTTTCTTATAACAAGCTCATATTCTGATTCTGGATAAGTCAGATTGAACTCGTCTTTTCCTTGAACATTTTGCTCAAACCATTGAAAAACAACCGCTATAACATCGTCGGTTACATCCTCTTTTTTGCCTGTAAAACAATAGCGGTTTCCGCCCATATTTTTTGAAGTTCCGTAAAAGATTCTTCCTGTCAAACTGCTAATTCCAAAACTTTTCATTTATCAGCCCCCTTTCTTACGCTTCTGCTTCAAGTTTTTTACAATTGCTGCAAGTTGTAGAACTCACGACAATCAGCTTAACCACTTCCAGTTGATTTTTTGTCATCATTTTCTTTCCTCTTTTACATTAGTAAGATGAATCGCATACACCGGCTTGTCTATGTGCAAGTCGGTGTCTTTGCCGTTAACAATTTCAATCTTCTTGACAAGGGCAATTAAATATCTTTTTGTATAACCAAGTCGAAGTTTTACCGGGCGTGGGTCTACGTTCTGTACATTCTTGCCCACGAATGATGGATGTATATAAAATATAAATTCATTCGAAATTCTCCTTTCCCAGTACGGCTTAACTTCACGGTATTCAACCGTTTTCTCGCCGCTTTTGATTTTCTCGTACCATTCTTTTTTAAGCGTAAAAATCAGCATTTTCTTTCCTCCTTGCCTTGCTTTTTTAAGCCCCATTTCAGATTCGGGCTTCTGAAATGCACGCATTTTTTCAGCCTGCAATGCCTTTTCTGCTCCTGCCGCCTTGTCAAGTAGACTTTGTGATAACGGCAATATCCGCAGCAATCAGAATACAAAACCCACTTGTCATAAAGCGTCAAGCATTTTATGCACTCTTTGTTCTTCTTTACAATTTTTCGCTCATCAGATTTCAAACTCTTCTCCACAATGCGGACAAACAATAGTCCTTCTAATTTCAGCGTGATCCACTACTGGAGCAGACATTGTAGGTGGCAAACTTGAAACTGGAACTTCATCATCTGGAATACAAGGCGGAATTTCTACCGTTTGAAAATCAGTAGAAACCACATTGCCATAATCAGCATTTATTTTAGTCGCTTGCTCCGTCGCAGAAACAATACTTGCCAAAACATCTGGCTCAAACCCCGGCACATCATTATCACCAGCCTGCACAAGTTCCTTCAAGAACTCATCTGTAACAACGTAGTCTGTCTGGCCGAGTTCAAAAAGTTTATTGTCTGAAATAATCAGCTTCTTTTTCTCCAACTCTGACAGCCCTGTTTTAATGAAACAGTCGCCCTCTTTGAAACCTGCTGCAACCATTGCTTGATACATTCCATTCCCGACAAGAATGTTATATTCTTCATCAAGAACAAACGGCCTAGTCTGTCCGAACTGCTTCAACGCTCGCACAAACTCCTTTACTTGAATGTCCGAGTGATTACGGACATTCTTTTCAAGTGGTTTTAATTTATTAAGTTCGATTTTTACAATTTTCATTCATCAGCACTTCCTTTCATACCTCTTCAACTGAAATAATGCGATACTCGCACTCGTTTAAGCCGTAGATTTTAACACATTCTTCCACGCTTCTAACAACACATTCCTGCCTGTGAAATTTTCCGTCTTTGCAGAACTCATCTTTGTATTCAAAAACTATGTGCTTTAATTTTTCCATTTTTTTCTACTCCGCCATTTTCAAAAATCTTTTATAGCAACTCTCGCCAACAGGGAAACAGCCCATATCGCCGGGAAGCTCTCCGTCCGGCGTTTCCATATCATCAGTAAGAAAATTACCGCCCTCATACATTCTAAGCCAATGCCCAGTTTCAACCCCTGCTCCTTTTATCGTTTTGCCGCAAATAACACAAGGCGTATCGCCTTGTGAGCAATTGCAGTTTCTGTATTCCCACTTGTCATAATCCTTGCTTCTGATTTTTTCCAATGCAACAGTTTTCATCTTTTTTTCCTTCCTGCCTATTGCCCGGCAGGTGGGCTTTGTTTCAAAGAGTAATTCTTTACTCTTCAAAGAGTAATTCTTTACTCTTCAAAGAGCAGTTCTTTCTTGTCATTTTTTTAGTCATTTATACGACTTTCCCTCTCCTTAACCCATGCGACTTCCTTATCGAAGTCGCCCCCATCGACAAAAAAGCCCTCCTCGAATCTATCTCCTTCGAGTCTCCATAGGCAAACTTCAACTCCTCCTTCTCTCTCCACAACACAACAGAAGCCGTCGTCAAATTCTCTCATTTCTTTTCTTGTCATTTTTTTTGTCTTCATTATTTTCTTTTCCTTGTGCTATATCGCCCTAGCACCTGGCTTGCTTTTGATGTTTATAATGTACTGTATTATTTATTTTATGTCAACTAACTTTTGAGAATTTTTTACATTTTTTCTGATTTATAAGAAATAATTCCGGCAATTAAGATTGAAAGACAGATTGCAACTCTGACAACGCCGATTTGTCCCCAGAGTTCGATAATTCCCATTTGCTTGAACGCACCCCAAGCAACGCATAGAATGAGGGCAACGGTTGTTCCCCACTCTTTGTTTTTCCATTCGTGGAAACACACCACAACAGAATCAAGAGTAGCGGAACAAACCGCTATCATCATTCCTAAAAGAATCAAGTTCATTGCTGGAGTAAAGACAAAGCGACTGCACAACGCAATAAGCAGAATGTAAACAGAAAACACGCCCGCTCCAATAAAGAACGCTTTACCCTGTTCATCAGCTTTTGCACGCTGCCACATTTCCATATCACCGATTGGACTTGTTAAAAGAATTGTCGCAGACCATAAAGCCCAGCCAATTCCGCCGTCAATATTCACTGGTATAGAATATCGCTCCGCAGAGCATACACCCATAACCACCAGCAAACCGCCAAGCAAATATGTAATAAGCATTTGAATGTTATCCGTGAAAACACTCGCCACAAGCCCTTTTTTGTACATACACATTACCAACACGACACCAATTCCGCAGGTGATCCAATAGGCTACATCTTCTTTTATCCCCACTTTTAACAGGATATTGTTGATAACATTAGCGTTCAAAATAAAGATAACGCATTGCAGCACAAGAGCCGTCGCTTTTACCCATTTGCTATTAAATAACTTTGCAGATAGAACACCAGTTCTATACAGAAGCCCAAAAATAATAAGCGTTGAAATATTGGCAACGCCCCAAATCAGAAAAGGAATCAGCCCCTTTTCCTGCATTGTTCCCATTCCTACAATAAAGCCAGTGCCCCAAGCCCAAGAAGCCGCAACACTCACACCAATTTTTTTAGAATCCAAACATCATCACTCTTCTTTCATCAATTCTTTTAATTTTGTCATTCCTCTTATCATTTCCGCATAAGCCTTACGCTCTTCGGAATGTTCTTTGTGCTGGTCAATTCCAGCCTGCATTTTTTCAATAAAAGTAATCTGCTCATCTGTAAGTTTGTACTTCGTATAAAGTTGAACGTCTAGCCAAAACGTATCAACATCGGAGCGTCTCCAGCTGAACATTTCCCGATTCAAATTTATGCACAAGCTGCCGACATCAAAGCCTCTTTCAGAATCCAAATAAGCGTTTCCTTTTGGTCGGTTATGCATAACCGCCGCAAGCCATTTAAGCCAGTCTTGACTTCCTTCATTTTCTGCCATATCACACCTTCTTATTTGCATTACAAACTTGTAATTTGTTTTGTTTTTTGCGCCTGTCTTTTCATACGGTTCAAATCTCTTTTGTTGACTGTATCAACAACACTTGAGCAACCAAAACAATTTACGATTTTTTTATTTCTGTTCAACCTTTGATTTATAAAATTAAAGTCATCTCTTGATTTCTGTTTTTTCATCTGTTCAACTCCTTAATGTGATTCCCACAAAAGTAAAATCAAAAAAATACCTACAAAAGGGTGGTCCGTAACAAGGCAGAAACAACATAATGTAAAAGCCATTAAATTATTCATAAAAAAAACCTTTTTTTTATAAGCATTTCGTTTTGAAACACAATTTTTAAGATACAAAAATACACTTTCTTCTTTAAAAGCAAGGCTTTCAAGCCATTTTCCAAAACCTGTAAACGAGCGAAAAACTCCGAAAAAATTTTTCAAAAACTAGCGAAAAGTTGCGCCCGCCAAACCACAAGACATTTTACCCCTTAAAAAGTACCTTTTTAACAAAAAACCGCCAAAAATCGTTAAAAAATGAGCAAAAATCGCATTTTTTCGCTATTTTTTCGCAAAAATTCATCAAAAACACTTTTATTTGCTTACTGTATACTTTTATATACAGTGTATAAAAAAGTATACATCTCACAACAGATTCAAGCACTTGTTAAACAATAAGAGCCTTTACAATGCACCAAGGAATAGAAATGTACTGCCATTCACCATTGACACTATCTTGGATATAAACACACCCATTTGAAACAGAGCATTCAATTTCTTTTCCTGCAATCTTATCAAACAGAAATCCGTTTACATAAGTACGCTCTCCTTTTCCGCCAAAGAACACCACACCTTTAGCATTGACTGTTCTTTTTACAAAGCCTTTACGCACATTGCGGTAAAGTTCTTCCCACGAAACAATCTCAACACCTCTTAGAACAGTATTATCTCCACAAACTTTATGAGCTAAACTACAACTCACAATTTCTTCACCACAATCTGCTGCTGTAATTTTCACAACCACCACCTTTTTATTTTCCTGTAGAGCCAAATCCATTTGACCCTCTGTCAGTATCAGACAATTCATCAACCTGTACAAAGTTAATAGATTCTGTCTTACGAATTGCCAGCTGACAAATTCTGTCGCCGTTTCTCACATCGAATACTCCGTCCGTATTATTAATAACACAAACCTTAATTTCGCCTCTGTAATTAGAGTCGATACTTCCGATTCCATTATCTATGCCATCCATTGTCAGACCGCTTCTTGGTCTTATGACACCCTCGTAGCCAGCAGGAAGTTCAAGCGCAAAACCCAAATTCACAAGACAGCGTGAGTGCGCCGGAATACTGATCATGTCAGCCCCCAGCCGTGCATGACAATCAAGGCAGGCGTCGCCCTCGTGCTTATACTCTGGCATAATTCCGCCTTCAAAAAGTTTAATCTTTACATCCATAATCACCACCATTCAAATAAAATCAATCAAAATTCAATGTATCAAAATACAATGATTCCCAATCTTTTGATTGTGTAATATTCCTTGAATTTATCAAGTTCAATCTGCAAGGAATTTCTTTCGGATTCAACTTCCCCTTTCTCTATGCTGATTAGAATTATTGGACTTCATACCGTCAATAAGCACGGTTATTTCTGCTTTAGTCCAATAAGTTGTCTTACCGTGTTCAAAAATCTTGTTTGGTAAATACTTTCTTGCATTTTCAATCAAAACCTTTTTATCAGTTCCTAACAGCTCCGCAAGTTGCTTTTTTCATAAAAACCTAAAAAAAAGAAAAGCCCCGCAACTGTCCGTACTTATTTTCATAAGTTGCTACCCACGAACAGCCGCAAGGCTTTAAGTTGAAAAACAACTTAATAAGGAGTAGCAATCTTATTCAGTTGTCTTTACACCTGCTACGGCTCATACGAACTTTCACAGATTCACAAGAAATATAATGACATTTCAGAATTATGTCAATCCCTCCACCGCCTTTTCAGCGACTTTTTAACAGTCTCATTTATGCCCTTGTTTATGTCCTTTCTTACTTCCTTATTGTCAACCATGACAGGAACAGAAAGTGTCTTTGCGACAACATCAATGCGCCTGTCTCCGTCCTTGGCATGGACTGCTTGGTTAACGCCACGGACATTAGCAACAAACGTCCTATGACCGTCCATTTTTACAGTGCTTCTTTTTCCACGCAAGACAGTCGCTTGAATGTCCTTTTTGGCTCTCTTCCTATGCCCCGGACGACCAGTAAACCCCACAGGCTTCTTCGGATTCATATTAAAACGCTGGACTGTCAGCCTCAGTCCACGGTAGACAATAGCCATTGAATCCAAATCCTCGCCGTCAACACGGACATCAACCGCTTTTCTTGACTTGTACTTGTTGCCGCTCTTGTCAACATTCACTTTCACTGCCGGAGGCTTCATTTCGGAAGTCTTAATGTTGTATCTCTTTGAAACAGCATTTGCCACGGCAGCCGGAACATCACGACGCAAATCACGCATGACAGTGGCCATTTTCTTCTTCTGCTCCGCCTTCAAATTCTTATAAATTGACTTTTCGTCTTTCAGCTTTTCCACAACAATATCAACGCCCCTGCCCATTCTCGCCGCCTCTTTTCTTTCCCAGCATTTTTTCCTTTTCAGAAATCAAACACTTTAACCGTGCTATGTCATATTTGCATTTTGTCAAATCAGGAGCATTTTTGCTAGTACCTCCAAGATGTCTGTTTACAACCCCCAGCAACCTACGATCAACAAAAATCATGTTGTCCAAATCAAAATTGTAAATATCGCCGTCAAGGAATACGCACACCTTGCCCTTTTCAACTTTCTTGCCAGTAGCCTGCTCATAAACATATCTTGACTTCGGAATCCACCTGCCGTTTACTTTTATCTCCACATTACAGTTTTTAGAATGCTTCAATCTCTCTGAAAACTCTTCACTCCCTTTTTTAGGTCTTTTTTTAAATTCCTTGAGCTTGTAATAGTGCATAGCGGATTTCACGTGCCTAGCGGTATATTCTTTTCCGAAGATACGGTTCAAATTCTCGCAAATATCCTTGTAGGAATCCGCACTATGGCTTCTCATGTACTCCATAGCCTCATCGCTGAAAAGACGGTAAACAAAACCGTTTCTTTTTCGGAAATTCATAACCTGCACCATTGTATGAGCGGCACAGAATTTACTGTTCAGAGCCTCTGTCATGGCTCTGTTGTTCAGATTGTCTTTATTCGCCTTGATAAACCCAACCTCATCTTCTGAAAAGACACAGCGAAGCGGAATGCTCCGTTTTATGCCGTATCTGCTCCTTGTAGCAAAGAGAAGTCTATCGGTTACTTTCAGGCCGAATCTTTCCGCCAACCTCCTCACCATCTCCGCCGATGAGACATTCCTGTTTTCTCTCAAATACTCGACAATATCGGGAGTCCATTCAATCTTCATAATCACCTCAAACTTCCGCCGTTCAGCTCAATGCGTATTCTGTTTGACCTTATCCTGTCAATCAGAGCCTGCCCCATAAAATCGGCAAATTCCTTTGAACTCATGTTCGTGCAGACAACAGTCGGTCTGTGGTTCTGAAAACGCCTGTTCAGCAGATAAAAAAGAATCGGCTGCTCATACGACTT